ACGCCCTAGCGCCGCTGGGGTCACTGACGTAGGCGGGGCGGGGCCGACCTAAACCATGTCTTACGTGATACGAAAAATGCCCAACGAAATGCCGTGGTATGCGTGGTTTTCTCTGGCCGTACTCATTCCGGCGTCGTTCTTTGGGTCGGCTTGGTTGATGCACTGGGCAACAGGAGCTGACCCGCTGGTTGAGGAGATATGGCGGCTGCGTGGGCAGAACTCGGTGCTGCGGGAAAGGCTTGAGCAACTGGAAGGCGAGAGGCGACGGGATGCCGACACGCTGCGCAAGGTGATCGGGAAGTGAGAACGCTTGCGATGAATGGCTGCGAACACAGGAGCATGACACATGACAGACGAGAATGAGCAGTCCATTCCATCGCGTGGTTCTGTGGCGAACTATTCGGCTTTTCCGAATAGTTGGATTCCGGTGACGGAGCAGTGCCCAGCCGATGACTTGGTGGTGCTGGTGTGGAGCCAGAGCAACGGGATACACCTCGCCTACATAGACCCGTGGGGGCAATGGCGAGACGCTGACGAAAACCCAGGCAAAAAGATCACCCACTGGATGCCGCTTCCGGCCCCGCCGAGCGATGGCAGGTAGCCCACAGAACGCCAGCGATCAGCGGCCCGCGATCTATGACCATGAATAAACCAACCGACGCTCTCGCGGGTCCGCTGCATCGCTTGGTTATGCGCGGGTGGCGGTACTTCAGTTGCGAATCATGCGGCGTGAAGTTTCGCCAGCCATCGCGGGATTGCGGCTCTCCATCGGGCGAGGCTTGCGAACACTGCGGCGACTGGCTGACGCCAGACGATTCGCAGCCAGATGAGTCGCTGCCGTTTGACGAACGAACCGGGAATCTGACCATTCCATGTCACCGCGAGACAATCGCATAACGCCAGCGATCAGCGGCAGCGAACACAGGAGCGACCATGACGAACGAGGTGAATGAGATGTCCGCTGCATCGCGTGGTTCTCAGCCGGTGGCTTATGCGGTCTGGTCGCCTGCCTTTGGCTACCCGTTTGGCGATGCGGCAATCTTCAAACGGAACGAACTCGCAATGGAAATGTGCGTGATGAATGGGTACGGCGTGGACGACATTATTCCGTTGTATCGCAAGCCGATGCTGGCAGACGAGGAGTTGAAGGCGATCCGAAGGGCGGCGGCAGTGGCGCGCGAGATGCATGACTCGCGGCTAGAGGCTGCGTTGGGCGGCCTACTGGAACGACTAGGCTGAGAACCATGCAATTGAGCCGCACTCAATGCGGCCTAACACCGTTAGACGCCGGATTATCCGGCTGACGCCGTTCGCGAATGCACAGAAACTGGCGAAACGTTACATGATCTGCACACTCCGATTCCGACTCCCAGACGACCAGGGCGACTTCGACGCCGCCCGGCTGGGCCGCGCCGCCCTCGCCGCCCTCTGGCGGATCGACCAGCACTGCCGCAGCCTGCTCCAGCACGGCGAGCCGACGCCAGAGGAAGCCCGGCTGGCAGAGGCGATACGGGCGATGATTCCGGCGGAGTTGCTTGAGGTATGACCGATATGCAGGGAGTTAGCCTCGCGAACCACCTGCGACTGCTCTCTGGCTATCACATGGGCACAGACCTCGCGGAGCGGATGGCGACCGCCGAGCGATTGCAGCGGCAGCAACGCGAGGCACTTGCCAAGGCGGCAGACGAGATCGAGCGGCTGACCGCCGAACTCGCGAAACTGCAAGCCCGCGAGTCTGGTTCCGTAGGCTAGAGGCATCGGCCCCGCGTCGGGCAAGCCCCGCGCCAACACTGGAGGAACCATGAGCGAGATCAAGATCAAGCGACGCACGCGTAACGTCTCAATCACCCTCGGGACGGCAACCGCCGACGCGACCACCATCCGCGTCGATGACATGGCCGGCGGCTGCATCTCGGTTGGCACGATGGTCACGGCATCCGCTACCCTCCAGTGCTGGGGTGCGATCGCCGAGGCTGGCCCGTATCGCCGCGTCTACGGAGCGGACGGTTCCGCCGCTGACATCACCCTCGCCCCGAGCACGACCGATGGGCGGATCTACTCGCTTCCCGATGCCGTGTTCGCAGTTCCCTACGTGCGGATCGTCAGCGGCACCACGAACTCGACCGGCACTGTCGGCGTGGTCTCGTTCAAGTCGTGAGCCCGTGCCCACTCGCATACCCACTCACAGGCCGCCGCGACTCCGCTCCGCTAGCGTCACTGCGGCAGAGCAGCGACCCAACGCGGCAGCCCGTGGGTACTGCTCAGCCAGCCACAAGGCGTGGCGGCTCGCGGTGCTGACGCGTGACGCCTGGCAGTGCCAGGACTGCGGGCGGGTGTGTGCTGTGCGGCGTGAGGCTCACGCCGACCATGTATCGCCTGTGGTACACGGCAGCGAGGTCTGCCGCGATGGGCGAAGCCGGTATGACGTTGCCGGCGGGCAGTGCTTGTGTATGCGATGCCACAATCGGAAAACGGCGAAAGAAAGTCGCTAGGAAAACCACCTGTACTTAGTACACTAGTGCCACCCACAAGGAGGTGGCAAATGGCTTGTTTGAGGTGTGGCTCGCATTGGGTGACGCTCAAGGGCAAGGACATGGTTTCCTGCCCCGAGTGCTGCAAGCAGCAGCGGTGCAAGGCAAGGAAGCAGGGCAGGCTGCCGGCCGAAGAGTCGAAGCGGTGCGAACGGTGCGGCTGCGAGTTTACGGCCAGCGGTGCCAATGCGATGGCGAGGTCGCGGCATTGCTCGGCTTGCTCTGAGTTGGCGAGGCAGGATTACATCCAGGCCCGCAAGGACAAGATCAAGTCGGGCGAGTGGAAGCCGAAGCCGCAGAGGAAGCTCAAGGGCAGGAAGTGTTTGCGGTGCGGATCTCAACTCAATCCGAACCAGAGCAAGTATTGCGGCAGTGAGTGCTACAACGCTGCCAAGAAAGAGGGCATTCAATCCTGGGATCGCACTGGGCAGCTAGAGTCGATCTGGCATCGAGGTGGTCGCTGGGCATGTGCTCCATCGCGGAAGCCGATCCAAGAGATGCGGGGCAATATGCACGCGTTTCTACGCAAGGTGAGCAGGCTATACGCAAGGAAGTTGTGTGAGATATGTGGCGATCCGGCTCATGGCCCAGAGGCGAGATTCTGCTCAATAGAGTGCTTGACTAAATCAGAGAGCGAGGTCGCATGCTTCAAGTGCGGAAGCCCATGCGTTGCACGCGGCGTGTCGCGTCGCAAGATGTGCAACAAGTGCTTAGTAGAAGCAAAGAGGGAAGAGCGAAGGATTGAGAAGCGAGAAAAGGGCACATACCGCAAGAGGTGCAGGAAGTACGGAGGGAACTACGTTGCGGGCGTTACGCGACGCAAGGTGTTTGAGCGAGATGCCTGGCGATGCCATGTGTGCAAAAAGAAATGCTTGAGGCATTGGGCAAACAACCACCCGATGGAAGCAACAGTCGATCATTACCCCATCCCTCTCAGCAAGGGCGGCGATCATGATTGGCATAATGTCAAATGCGCTCACCGCAAGTGCAACTCAGAAAGAGGCAACAAGTGGGATGGGCAGAGGCGATTGGCATTTGCGAGATCGTGAGCGTGGCAACGGGGTAGGGTACATCTGTTCTTAAAATCGCACGTCTGAGGAAAACCCGATGTTCCTATGGGTAAGGGTAAGCGACGGTAACGGTAGCCGGGTAGGGGCCGCAATCCGCCGCCGTTTTTCCTGCCCCAAAAAGCGGCAGTGAGGTAAAGCATGGGAAGACGCGGGCCGAAACCGATCCCGACCGAACTAAAGATCCTTCGCGGGAACCCCGGCAAGCAAAAGTTGAACGACGCCGAGCCGCAGCCGCCGGCCGATGGCATCGCGATGCCGCCACACCTGGGCGAAGTCGCCGCCGCCCGGTGGGGCGAGTTGCTGCCGATGCTCCAGGCGACGCGGGTGATGACGCGGGCCGATGTCGAGGCACTCGCCCGGTACTGCGATACCTGGGAGTGGTGGCTTGCGGTGCGGGTCAAACTCAAGGCGGAAGGCGACACGTACCCCATCCTCAATGACGGCGGCGAGATCAAGTACATCGCCCAGCGGCCCGAGGTATCGATCGCCCACAAGCTCGCCGGGCAACTGCGGCAACTGGAGAGCGACTTCGGTCTCTCGCCTGCCGCTCGTGCCTCGCTGAAGGTGGAACCGGATGCCAAGGCGGAAAGCGCGATCGACAAGTTCCGAGCCCTCAAGGCTGCCCGCAAGGCGTGAGCCTGAGCGGGTCGCGGGCTACACCTACGATCAAGACGCCGCCGATCTCGTGGTCGGATTCTTGGAGTCGGTGTGCTGCCACACGAAAGACTCCCCGACCGCGAAGGCCGGCGAGCCGATGCGGCTTTTGGAGTGGCACAAGCAGGACGTGATCGAGCCGCTCTACGGGTGGCGAACCGAGGACGGGCTGCGGCGGTATCGGCTCGCGTATCTGGAGGTTCCCAAGAAGAACGCGAAGAGCACGCTCCTCTCGTGCCTCTCGATCTGGCATCTCTTGATGGAGGGTGAGGGCGAGCTCGGGTGCATCGCGGCGAAGGATCGCAACCAAGCGGCGATCATCTTTGACGAAACCGCCGCGATGGTGAAGCGGTCGCCGGAACTGGCGGCGTCGCTCGAAGTGGTCGATTCGCGGAAGACGATCGTGTGCATGAGCACGGGATCGAGCCTGCGGGTGATCTCGCGAGATGCCGGGGCGGCGGAAGGCCCGTCCTATTCGTTCGTCTTCTGCGACGAGTTGCACGCGTGGCCCGATCGCCGGCTGTTCGAGGCGTTGCGGTACTCGGGTCGCTCCAGGCGGGAGCCGCTGCTCTGCACGATCACCACGGCCGGCGACCGCCGCGACACGATTTGCTGGGAGCAACACGAGTACGCGGAGTTGACCGCCGCCGACCCGAACTACGATCCCCGCTTCTACGGGAAGATTTTCGGGGCGAGAACTGACGGCTCGGAGGACTACTTCGACCCGGCGGTGTGGCGGCGGGTGAATCCCGGCATGGGCGTCACCATGACCGAGGAATCGTTCGCGGCGGATGCCCGCGAAGCGAAGAACAAAGCGACCAAGCTGAACGGGTGGCTCCGCTACTCGCTCGGGGTCTGGACTGAGAGCACGAACCGCTGG